GAAACGTCTAGACATTGACGAAACGTGGGACGCCGACGGCAACCTTGTGTCTAGCGTTGAGGTATGGCGCGACCCGTCACCGCTGGACTCTGTCGGGGCACTCGCCACGCTCCTCGCCGTCACCGATGTCGTGACCGTGCAAGACGCTGCCAACGCTGTCGGGTTGGACCCGCAAGCACTCATCGACGAGGCCGAAGCATGGGCCGAGTTCGCTGATGTGCAGCCATAAGGCTGACATTTGAGTGTTCTGGTGTAATCTGTGACGGTAGTGTTTCCTCTCACCTGTCAGGACCGTTGATGCCCTCACGCTTCGGAGTCAAGCCTGTTATAGCCCAGCGTCGCACACGTGCCATCACCGCAGCAGCAAGCCCACTTGCCACCATGCGACCTGTTGGCCGTGGCGGAGTTCCGGTTTGGCAGCAGCAAGCCTGGGATTTCTTCGATCAGATCGGGGAAGTTCGTTACGGTGCCCGGTACTACGGGAACAGCCTGTCGAGGCTCAGGTTGTATGTCGGTTGGCGGGAGTCGCCGTCTGAGCCGGTCGTCCCGATTGATGATGGTGAGCTGCCCGCTGGCCTCAATCGAGCTCTATACGAGGTTGCTGTCAATACAATCGCCCGACTTCACTCAACTGATGGCTCGGTCGCTGAGTTGCTGCGCGCTTTCGGCGTCAATCTGTTTATCGCCGGCGAGGGATACATCGTCGGCAGGACTGATCCTAAGACTAGTCGTGAGGTTTGGGAGTTTCTGTCAGTTGATCAGATCGTTTGGCATGATGGTCAATGGAAGCTGCGGGCATCAGTTTCAGATGGGCCGGCGCAGTATGAGCCTCTTGACCTTCAGGAAGATGTCGTGCGGCGAGTATGGATGCCGCATCCGAGGTTTGCCCAGGAGGCAGACTCTCCTTTGCGGGCAGTCTTGACAGTTTGCGAGGAGCTGCTGCTGCTGTCGGCGTCGGTGCGGGCGTCAGCACTTTCACGCATTCCTGCTGGGTTGCTCGTTATGCCTGACACGATGCTGGAAGGCGGACCTGACACCTACATTGAGGGTGACGGTACTGACGGCGAGTCGCAGGCCGACCGGACGTTGCAGGATCTAGTTGATCACTTCGTGAAGCCGATCGGTGATCCGAGCAGTGCTGCTGCTGTCGCTCCCTTCATTCTCGTCGGGGACCCTGATGACGTTGACAAGGTCCGGTTGCTTGAGCCGTCAAGGTCTGTAGATGAGGTCGCTGCCAAGCAACGAGGCGAGCTGCTTATCAGGCTGGCAAACGGTGTGGATCTCCCACCAGAGGTATTGACTGGGTACGGCGACACCAACCATTGGGGAGCCTGGCTGATCGATGAGCAAATGTTCAGGGCACACATCGCGCCAGCTGCCCAGTTGTTCACGAACGCTGTCACGGAGGAGTTGGTGTGGCCGAGCATCGTGGCAGCTGGCCTACCAGTTGATGAGCGGCTCGTCGTTGGTTTCGACGCTAGTGACCTAGTCGGGCACCCTGACCGCAAAAGCAACGCTGAGTCTGCCTATCAGTCTTTGACGATCTCTGATGAAACGTATCGGCGTGCACTTGGGTTCGCTGATGAGGACGCTCCAGATGCTGATGAGTACGCTCGTCGGGTTGCCCTTCGCATGAACAACGTTGAGTTGTACCCGATCGCTGCTGGTGTGCCTATCGGCGCTTTGGTAGAGGAGCCGGCTTCCCTGCCTCAGGCTCCTGCGATGCAGCCTTCAGTCTCCCCTGACGAGCCTGCTGACGTTGCGGCTGGGCCACCGCAGTCAGAGCCAGCCGAAGCGCTCACAGCAGCTTCTAGGGACCGTGCGCAGGACTTCGGTTTGCTGATCGCTAAGTTGGATCGGGTCACATTCGATAGGTTGCAGCAGGCATCATCCGATGCTTTGCAGCGTGCGTTGGAAAAGGCTGGCGCACGTTTGCGGTCGAGACTGGCTCGCAACTCTGATTTGAAGCCGTTGATCGCTGGCGTTCCAGCTGCTGAGATTGCTGCCAGGTTGGGCCGAGACACCATCATCGCAGCCGGAATCATTGAAGATGAACTGTTGGAGGACAGCGAGTTCGAGGAGTTGGCCTTGCTGTTTGTCGCCTTGACAGCGAAGGCTCAGGATCGTGTCCGTCGTGAGCTTCGTGACGCATTTGGTTTAGGAAGGGCCGAGTATGAGTTGATGGGTCAGGAGCAGGCTTCGGCTCGAGCCGTTGGGGCAGCCTCATTGGTGGCTGGTTTGGCTGGTCTTGCGTTCGGTGCCTTGTATCGACCGTCTCCAGCTGCTCCAGCAGGTGGCGAGTTCGACCCGACAGCAAGAGTCCCTGCTGGTGTTGTTCGATCAGCGCTTTCTGAGGCTGGTGGCGGTGCCCCAACTGTCGTCGTTGACAAGAGCGGTACCATCTCACCAGTTGCCCAGCCACCGGGACAGCAACCGGGTCTGGCGACAGAGGGACCGATCACGCGATCCTTTGGGGGAAGCGTCGGATTGGTCGAGACTGGTTTTATCTGGGATTACGGTCCTGACGATCGTGATACCTTCGAACCGCACTTCGATCTAGACGGGCAGCAGTTTGCAGGCCCTGAGGATTCTTCGCTTTCGAACACTGAAGCGTTCCCTCCGGACCCGTTCTACTTCCCTGGGGATCACGCTGGCTGCCGCTGCTCCACCGTTCCGATCTATACAGCCATCGCAGTTGAGGACGCAGACTAATGCCCCGAGTGCCCGATTGGATGCGAGACAACTTCCGGCGAGGCCTGATCTATCACGAGCAGGGTAAGTCTGGCGATGGGCTGCGACCGCAAACTGTGCGAGAAGCGAGAATGGGTTCCCAAGAAGGGCACATCCCGTTCAACAAACCCAAGCGGATGGCCGCTTGGTTTGCACGCCACATGGTGGATCTTGATAATGCCCCGAACCGTGGTGACGGCGATTACCCTTCGCCTGGGCAGGTCGCTCACCTATTATGGGGAGGCGGAGTTTCTAAAGGTGAGAGTGAACGTGCGCAGCGATGGGCGGAGCGCATGGCTGAAAAGATTGAACGGGAGCGTGGACCGGTGGCTGACAAGACAAACGAGTTGCAGGCTGCAGCAGATGAGGAGTTGCTGCCTGACGAGCCTTTGATGGGCGGCGACGACGACGAGATCGTTGACGACGAGGACGACATGCTGCTTGACGGCTGGGTTCCTGAGCGTGTGCTGATTGTTGTTGCGACTGAGGATGAGGAGACTGCTGACGGTCGGATTGCTGACGCTGGGGCGCTCTCGTGGAGGGAGCCTCCATTGTCCCTGACAGTCAACCACGATCCGAATCAGCGTGTGGGCCGGCTCGATGCTTTGGGCAGGGTCGAGTCACTCGACGGTTTGACTTTGGACACGTTCGACGGCATGGTTGGCGAGGATGGGCCGATCATCGTGGCTCGAGGCACTCTAAACCTGAACACGGAGCTTGGTCGTGAGGTTGCTGCTGAGGTTCGCGACGGGTTCTTGACTGGCGTCAGCATGGAGGTTGGTGACGAGGTCGTTGAGTACGACAACGATGGCGTCATGCACCTTGTAGAAGGTCGGATTGGGGCAGTGTCAGTCGTTGTGTTCCAAGCGATTGAGTCGGCTCGAGTCGTGGAGGTCGCTTCAGCGCACCGCTGGCATCTACCAATGATCCGTTTTGAGCAGGAGGCGCTGGTCGCGGCTGCTGTGCCAGATACACCGCCGGCTGCCTGGTTCGCAGATCCATTGTTTGACGCACCTTGCCCGATGACTGTTACTGATGATGGACAGGTATTCGGACACATGGCTCTTTGGGAGACTTGCCATACGGGTAGGCCAGCCGATGTCTGCCTGACACCGCCACGCTCAGGCAGCGCGTATGCGTACTTCCTGACAGGATACTGCCGTGCGATCAGCGACCTTTCCGAACCAGTTGACGTGCCTGTTGGCTGTCTGACTATGAGCACGGGCCATGCGTCGACAGCGCCAGGGACGAGTGCGGCTGCGGCCATCGCGCACTACGAGCACACTGGCTGTGCTGTCGCTGACGTGACTGTTGGCGAGGACGATTTCGGGATCTGGTTCGCTGGTGCTTTGCGGACCGGAGTGAAGCCTGAGCAGGTGCGGGAGCTTCGCGCTGGTTCGCTTTCCGGTGACTGGCGTTATCTGGGCGGCAACTTGGAGCTAGTCGCCGCATTGGCGGTAAACGTCCCTGGCTTCCCAGTCCCGCGGGTTCAGGCAGGGTTGGCTGCGTCTGGTGTTCAGACTGCGTTGGTTGCTGCTGGTATTGAATCCAGAGATTGCGGTTGCGGCCAGTCAGACGTTGATCACCGCTTGGCGAGGCTCGAGGCATTAGTCTCGGTGCTGGGCTTGACTGATGATGCTGTGACGAGGCTCGCTGCCCGGCTTTCCTGACCGACAACCCTAAGGGGTACTCGTGCGGTTATCTGACTTTGAGGACCATAGGCGCAAGCGTTCAGCGATTGACGAGTTGCCTGATGAGGTTCGGGACCAGTTGGTTTCTGCCCGAAAGTCAGGGAGTCATGGCCCAACCGGCATGGTCCGCTGGCTGCATCACAACCCTGAGTTTGGCGATGATTACAAGCATGTGACAGTGAACATGCTGGATCACTGGTTTGTTCGGAACGGCATCGATGCCACATCTGAGTGATTACCTTGAGCCGAATGAGGGTCGGCAGGCGCAGCAGGCTGCAGCGCGACGCAAGCACGGTTTTCCGAGCGGCTGGGAGCCTCACGTTGTCGAATCTGGTGAGACTGCCGAGGCTGTATCTGCTGTATTCGATCAGGAGCCTGACGAGACATCGTTGCTGATCGGATGGCAGATGGACCCTGATGCCTGGAAGATTGCTGATGGGTCGCTGCTGGTCAACCGCTGGATGGGCGGCGACGGTGATTGGCACTATCAGTACAAGGCGCGGCTGGCGCGTCGCACCGGCCAGCGGATCGACGTAGATGAGTTGCTGCGTGGATTGAGCCGTTGGAAGGCACCGATCGCGAAGGACGGCAGCGGTTCACTTATCATCTGCCCGTCAGACTGGCAGATCGGAAAGGCTGATGGTGATGGCACAGCTGGAACCGTTCAGCGGGTCGTGGAGTCTGGTCAGCGTGTTCTGGCGCGAGCAAAGCAACTGAGGCCCGAGGCCATCTATCTCGTTGGCATGGGCGACTTGCTTGAAGGTTGCGATGGGCATTACGCAACACAGACGTTTGCTGTGGAGCTCGATAGGCGGCAACAAGTACGCGTCGTTCGGCGGCTACTCCGTGACTGGGTTGTGGAGCTATCACGGCTCGGTATACCGATGGTCGTGTCAGCCGTAGCCGGCAATCACGGTGAGAACCGGAAGGACGGCAAGGCTTTTACAGGGCCAGGGGACAACGATGACGTAGCCGTAATCGAGGTTTTGGCAGAGGTGCTCTCTAGCAATCCCGAGGCATTCGATCACGTCCGGTTTCACGTCCCCGATGACCGGCTCGAGGTTCTGTTAGAGGTGGCCGGGTATCGGGTCGGTTTCCATCACGGGCACATTGCCGGTCGTGGTTCGACACCGCAGCAGAAGCAGCAGAACTGGTGGAAGGACCATGCGTTTCAGCAGAGTTTGATTGGTGATGCCGATTACCTGGTGACTGGTCACTATCACCATCTATCAGTCGTAGATCACGGTCCACGCGTGCATTTCCAGTGCCCTGCGATGGATGGCGGTTCGGTCTGGTGGGAGAATCTCGGCGGTGGCCGATCGTCAACTGGCACGCTGACATTTATGGTTGGTGAGAGCGGCTGGGATCACCTACGGGTTCTGTGACTGGCAGGTTTTCTTGCCTGCTTGACAGTCGCAGGTTTGACGCTCGGCGCAGAAAGACCCTTAGCCTGGAAAGAGACAGGTTTAGCCAGTCGTTGGCACGATAGCAGGTTGCTGATCCACGTTTGCTGTGGATTCACTGATGAAGCCAGAAGTCAGAGGCTGGTAGAGTGTTCGGTCCTATGGCCTTGCTTTCTAATGATTCTGTAGTTGTGATTGGTTCGTGCCCACGATGCGATTGGCCAGTGACGCACAAGGTACTGATGCTCGGTGTGTGCTCCCGATGCGGCCGCCACCTTCCCCATCAGCTGCCAGCAGGCAGATCCCAGCGATAGGCACCACCTCCCCTGCAAACTGCGAGGGAGGGTGGCAAGTTGCCCACCAGTCTCCCCCGCAAGTTGCTAGGGAGCCTCCCCCGCAAATTGCAGGGGTCAATAAAGAACCGTCTTAGAACCCTCCTAGAACCGTTTAGCGTTTCCTGGCCCACCTTTGAGGCGACTCCCCACCGACTACCTGCCCCACGTTCCTGCGACCTTCAGGGCACCAATCAGACGATGCTTGCAGCAGGCTGTGATGCCATGTACCATTTACGCAGTGTTGCTAGGTCCCCCGCATAGCCAGGGATCTTGATGACCCGCTTCGCCGGTCGCCAACTAGAGATCTGTCATATCAGACAACCACAATCTGGAGAAGTTGAACCGTGGACCGTGTTACTGAGATTGCTGAAGCCCTTGAGGCTGGAACCCTCACCGACGACGAGATCGGCGCTGCCCGCACCGAACTGGTGACTCTGTTCGAACAGATTCGCGCCGGCGAGGTCGAAGGCATCGAACCGACTGATGTGGAGCTGCTCGCTCGCATCGTTGAGATCGCTGATCTGCTTGGCGTCGTGGCCTACCAGCGGCTCGAGGCTGCTGCCGAGGCAGCGATGACCATCGCTGAGTTGGAAGCTCGCCTTTCTGCTGAGGTTGCTGAGCCGGCTGACGGTGAAGCAGCTGAGCCAGTAGAGGCCGACGATGAGGCTGAGGCAACTACTGATGTTGTGGCCGAGGTCGTCGCTGAGGCTGAGGCAATCATTGAGGAGGCTGCGGCTCCTGTGGCTGCTGCTGCTCCGCCTCTTGCCAGCATCGCAAAGGCTGCGCCGGTCAAGGCGAACCCGCGTCCTCAGGCTCCTGCGAAGTCGTACCGGATCGTCGGTCAGCATGGCGAAATCTCCGGCATGGGCGACCTTGCTCGTGAAATGGCAAACCTGTGGAACAGTGGCGCAGCTGGCGTCTACGGCAACAAGGTTCGCGGTGCCCGCATCGTGGCGGATTACCCCGAGGACCGAGTCCTGCCTGAGATGGATGGCTCCACTGTTGAGGGTCGGATCGAGGCAGTCGTTGCTGCCGCTCAGGATCCGGCGTCGTGGACCGAAAGCATTGTCGCCTCTGGCGGCTGGTGCGCTCCCACCGATGTGGATTACGGCTTGGCTCAGATCTCTGAGGCTGGTCGGCCCGTCCGCGATTCGCTGCCAGCGTTCCAGGCAACTCGTGGCGGTCTTCGTGTGGCCCAGCCTCGGACCCTCGCTGATATCGATATCACCTACAACGCGAGCGACGCTGATGCGGCCATCACGGTGTGGGACAACGACACCGACGAGGACCCTGATGGTGCGGTCAAGGGTGTGCAGACCATTGACTGCCCGACTTTCAGCGAGTACCTCACCTCCGCCATTGTGAAGCGTCTCCGCTTCGGCAACATGGGCGCTCGAGCCTTCCCTGAGAACGTCGCCAACTTCAACGAGCTCGCCTTCGCAGCGCACGCTCGGGCCGCAGAAACTGTCCTCCTTGACAGCATCAAGGGTGCCAGCACTGCTGTCACAGTCGGTCAGTCTTTCGGGGCATCTCGTGACCTTATCGAAGCGATCAAGCGTGCTGCTGCTGCGTACCGCAGCCGTCACCGTGCGCCGAACGTGGTGCTTCGTGCGCTGGTTCCTCGGTGGATCACCACGCTTGGTGACGTCGATCTGGTCCGTTCGCTTGCCAGCGACAGCCGGTTCGTGTCTGATGGTGAGGCTGTGTTCCGGAGCGGACTGGCTGTGGCCGGTGTGAACGTGACGTTCTACGACGACACGCCGACGACTGGCACCTCGCAGATTTTCGGTGCTCAGGGCGCTGGCGCTCTGACGGCCTTCCCTGGCACCGTGCAATGGGGCCTGTACGACGAGGGGCATCACTTGTTCCTTGACGGCGGGACCCTTGATCTCGGGATCGTGCGGGACGCAACCCTCAACAGCACCAACGACTACGAAACGTTCGTGGAAACCTTCGAAGGTGTCGCTCACCGAGGCATCGAGTCCCTGTGGATCACCTCCACCGTGTGCCCCGATGGAACCTCGGCAGCTGCCATCGAAGATGCCGTTGCGTGCGGCTCCTGAGTCGGCTGACAACAGAGAAAGGCTGGGCTGATGCCTGACCTGTCTTACACGCCAGTTGACCCACCGCTCGTTCAGCCACCGCGTGTCTCACTGCTCTCCTCTGCGGAGGAGGTCGTTGATGGCACGCGGTGGACGGCTGGCCTTACTTTTGAGCCGTACGGTTGCGGCTACAACGGTGGCAACACGGTTCTTTGCGCTGATGCCTCAACTGACCCTGAGAACGTCAGCAAGGCTTTCGACTCTGAACATCGGGTCATTGAGGTTGAGCCGTTCGTCGCTTTCTATGGCGACTCGTGCTCCTCAGCGACTTTTAGGAGCCGGGACTTTGTTGATCGGGCGACGCGCGTGTTCCTCGCAGCCGAGTCTGCGCTGATCGCGCGCGAGCTTTGGGCCGGCGAAATCGCAGCTGCTGAGGGTTACCCGAATCCGTATTTTGGTGATGGCAACGCTGACGTGATCGGCAACCTTTGGCCGACTTCTCCTGGTCTGCACCAGTTGCAGCGGGAGCTGGCCGACCGCATCCCGACGAGGGGCATGATTCACGCCACGCGTGATGTCGTGACTTCGTGGTACGAGGCTGGCGCTATCCGACGCGAGGGAGCCATCCTGCTGGACGCCTACGACAACATCGTGGTCGCTGACGCTGGTTACCCTGGTACTGGCCCGAATGGCGAGGCTCGGACAGATACGACCGCTTGGGCTTTCGCAACTGATCTTGTTCAGGTTCGTCGTGACGGGCAGGTTCGTGTCCTACCCGACCCTGGCGATTACGCAGCAGCGATGGATCGTGACGTCAACCTGATCGAGTGGCGTGCTGAGCGGATCGTGGCTGCGTACTGGTCTGTGTGCGCTCACGTCGCTATCGAGATTGACCTTTGTGCTGTAGAATGTCCTCTAGGAAGTTGAGGTAGTCAGATGACTGTTTGTCTTGGTTCATTGCAGGTTTGCCGCATCCGTGTGGCGAAACTCACCGCTGGTGGCGTCCCTGATTATGGCGCTGGCAACGGCTACGTGAGTGACGCCATCATTCAGGCTGACCTGTCTGTGGAGCTGTCCTCCGGTGACGACTTCGAACTCAAGAACGGTTGCGGCGATATCGCCCAGCAGTACAAGGACTGCGACAAGCCGAAGCGTGTCAATGTGGATATTGAGTTCAGCCAGTTGGACTCTGAGCTGGTTGGCCTTCTGACCAACAGCGACACGTTCTACGACGCCGGTGAGGACGTAACTATCGGTGGGGCGCTCGCCTCTTCGACTGACCCGTGCCCCTACGGTGTGGCGCTCGAGATGTGGACCAAAGCCTGGAACAGCAACCAGCAGGCGAACGCTTCGCTCATCGGCGGTTCTGCGTCAGACGTGCTGTACTGGCGCTGGTTCTTCCCGTTCGTGCGTTTCCAGATCGGCAACATGACGCTGCAGAACGACATCCTCCGCATCCCAGTCACCGGGTACGCTCAGGAGAACGACGATATGCCAGCGTCTGGCCCGTACTTTGACTTCCCGGCTGCTGTGCAGTCCGCTGGTGGTATCACTACGAGCATGGGTTGGTTCCTTGACGACGAGATGCCAGCCGCGCAGTGCGGTTACATCGAAGTCGGCTCCTGATCGGATCGTGCCGTGAGCCTCTTGGCTCCGTGGGTCACCGCTGACGACATCATTGGTGACGATTCGCTCTGCTCTGCGTGTGTAGCAGTCGACGCCATATCACCTGAGATTGCTGACGCAGCAGGGCAGCTGGCGTCTGCCGTCCTGTATGAGCTCTCGGGACGCAAGTATCCTGGGATTGCTGAGCAGACTGTCCGTCCGGCTGCAAGGCCACGAACTGACCCGCCTCCACCCGACCCGCGAGTCACTGTGGACCGTGTCTTTACTTCGGTCCCTACCGGTTGGCATGAGTCTTGGGGATGGTATGAGTGGGACGATCCTGACGATCATGCCAGTCGGCGGGCCATCACACTCGGCTTCTACCCGATCGTTTCGGTCACCCAGGTTGAGTTCGCTGGCACACCGTTAGACCCGTCTGCTTACAGAGTGGAGGAGGCCCGATGGCTGGTCCGGCAGGATGGTGCCTATTGGCCTTGCCGTCAGGACTGGTGGCGTGCGACTGGTGAGCCTGACACGTGGTCTGTGACGTTCGACTATGGTGTTGAGCCACCACCTGAGGGTGTCACAGTCGCTGCGTATTATGCGTGTGAGCTGGCTCGAGGCATGTGCGGGATGGAGTGCAAGTTGCCGGCTCGGACGACGAGCATCACCAGACAGGGTGTTTCTCAGGTGCTGTTTGACCCGCTTGATCTCATCGCTGATGGGATGGTTGGGTTGCCGATGGTAGATACCTGGGTGAAGGCGGTGAACCCATCTCGTCGCCGTCGGCGTGCCCGCATCGCGTCTCCTGACGTGCCTAGAAGGGTTCATTATGGCTGACGTTTCCGAGGTCACTGAAAGGCTTCGAGACTACGGCAGGAGACTGTTTGATGACGCTCTAGTCGGCATGGAGAAACGCTTGCAGGAGGTTGTACCAGTCGGTGAGCCGGACCCACTTGGGCGACCGAGGACTGGCGACAGGCTGATCGACACTTTCTTCCGGCAGGCCACCTTCCCGTTGTTCGACTCGTTTGCTGCGACCATCGGGTATACCGCTCCGCAGGCCACGTTCTCCAATGACCTGATGCCACCGCACGTGATTCGGCCACGAGGCAAAGGCTACGCTCTCAGGTTCTGGTGGGAGGACGGACCAAACGGTCCTGGTGAGTATCGCTACATGGAAGTCAATCACCCTGGCAACGTGAACAGCCGGTCGCTGGGCTGGTGGGATAAGACAGTCACGAACGAGAACTGGTCCATTGAGGTGGATTTGGCGGTCCGAGGGGTGACGTACTGATGGATCTGTATGATCTTGGCAGCTCGGTGCTAGCCGAGTGCGAAGCGTTACTTGCTCAGCCGGTGACTGGTCGACGCCTGCCGCAACGACGCTATGTATCGCACGGGCAACCACCAATCGAGGAGTGTGACGGTGTGCTCGTCGTCTGGTTCTCCCAGGTGGAGGTCAGGCAGATCGGGTTGCGTGACGCTGGAATCACGAATCGGGTCGTGGCTGTGAACATTGACGTGTGGCGCTGTTGGCCGACCGGTGATACGCAGCCACCGCAGCCGACTGAGCTGTCTGCCGCCTCGTCAATCGTCGCTGATGATTGTGATCGTTTGACAGCTGGGCTTTCTGCCTGGCTCGTTGAGCGCTGTGGCCCTGTGGAGTGGCGGCCTGCTGTGCCCCTCGGCCCACAGGGCGGCCTTGCCGGATGGCGGCTTCAGGTTTCGTTGGCGCTTGATTAGAGGCGATCGGGCCTCCGAGCAACTTTTCTGCTCTAATAGTTGACGCCACGTTTCTCGTGTGTTACGATGCTCTGCATGGCACAGGGCCACACGACACAAGGAGAGCAGATCGTGAGCAGCACCATCATCCCCAACCGGTTGAGCAAGATGTTTTGCGAGGGATACGGGTACATCGCCGGACTGGCCAACACCGACTCGGCCTTTGCCGACGATCCGCAGGATTGGATGACCTACTACGCCACCGTTGCTGAGGACGGCCTGCGTCACGGCGATCAGGATCAGGTCAACTTCAGCGCCGGCCAGATGTTGGCGCTTGAGTGGCTGAGCAGCGAGTCTTGAGCGCAACACAGACAACCGACACGACACAAGGAGCAGTCAACATGAACACGACCACCAAGATGACCTACCGACGGGCAGCAGAAGCCATCACCGACCTGATCCTCAACAGCCCGATCACCAAGCAGGACGACCTGTGGCCGATTGCCGGACTGATCAGCGACTTGGCTTACTGCGAGAACGAGATCATGGACCACGCTAAATGGGTCGCAGAACGAGCCACCGCAGCAATCAACCGGATCAACTCCAACGATTCGTGCAACTCGCTTGGAGAGATCCAGTCAGCCGGGTCTCGGCTGGACGTGGCGATTAGCCGGCGACAGACCTTGCGTGGAGCCATCCAGATGGTGGCTCCGTCACTCGGAATCGACGCTGCGATCCTGATGACCCCTGACCACATCGACTTGCCTTACCCTGGCGAGTTAGCCAATCACCAACAGTAGAAGGAGCAAAGACCATGACATTGACCCAGCAAGACCAATACACGCAGGCCATGAACGATCACGTTGGCGTTCTGATGGGCGCGACAGTCGTCAAGTGCACAGTCGTTCCTCTAGACGATGAGTGGCCTGATGAGCTCTGGACAGTTCTTCACCTTCGCACTGGTGATGGCATGATCCTTGAGGTGGCTGTCAGTCAGGACGAGGAGGGAAATGGCCCAGGGCAT